TGTTGAAGAGCACAAATTTGTATCTTTTACAGAAGATATAGTCGACGAATTGTATTCTTTTATAAATAAATCTGGATCTTGGGGTGGTGAATCAGGAAAACATGATGATCTAGTGATGGCTTTGCTTCTATTTTCTTGGGCAACACGAGAGCCTTTTTTCAAAGAAATAACTAATTCAGATCTCAGAAGATCTTTTTTAGAAAAACAAGAACAAAGTCAGGACGAAATTTATTCTTTTGCGGGAATAACCGATGGTTCTGAGACGGAAACGGAAGATATCTCTTGGTTATTCTGATTGGTTGAGATTTCGTTTTTAATAAATATAATTAGAATTTTATATTCGTTAGAATAAATTAACATTAGTTAGGAGAAAAATAACATGGCTATTCAATTATCACCAGGAGTGAATGTATCTGAGATTGATTTGACAACTACCGTACCTGGAGTCGCAACATCGATCGGAGCAATTGCTGGGTCTTTTCAGTGGGGACCAGTTCTTGAGGTTAGAACTATTTCTTCGGAAGTAGATTTAGTAGATACTTTCCAAAAACCAAATAACACTGTTGCTGACACTTTCTTTTCAGCAGCAAACTTCTTGTCTTATTCTAACTCTTTACGAGTAGTTAGAAACGTAGGAACTACAGCTAGAAACTCGACTAATGGAGCTTCTGGTATTTCAGGATTAACCATTACGACTGCTGGTGTTTCTAATAGTTTTGCTCCATCAACTGTTGCCTTAACTTTCACTGGCGGTGGGGGATCTGGTGCAGTAGGAACAGCAACACTAGCATATAGCGGCGCAACTGGAGTTGTGGTTACTGCAGTATCTCTAACCAATTCAGGAACAGGATACACTACTCTTCCAACAGTAACATTAACTGGCGCCACAGGTTTCGCTTTTGGTGCCGCCCCAGTAATCACACCTTCAACTGCAAATACTGTAGTAATCAAGAACGAAGACGATTACGAAGCTAATTATATTGCCGGCGTCGCATCTGCCGCTGGAATATGGACAGGAAGATATCCAGGCGAATTAGGTAATTCGTTAAAGGTATCTATGTGCGACTCGACTGGTTTTTCTGGTTGGGTTTATGCTTCTGCATTTAACGTAGCACCAGGAACTTCCACATATGCTGCTGCCAATGGTGGTTCACTAGACGAATTACATATCATCGTTATTGACGAAGATGGTAAATTTTCAGGATCACAAAATACAGTTCTCGAAAAATACTCATTCGTTTCAAAAGCGTCGGATGCTAAGACGGAATCTGGAGAATCTAATTATTACGCAAATGTAATTAACGCAAAATCAGGTTATATTTGGTGGACCAATCATCCAAGAACAACTGCAGATTGGGGAACCACAGCTTCTGCTGCTGGGGCATTTGATACTATATCAGTTATCACTAATTCTCTGACTGCTGGTGTTTCTGCTGACACTCTGACTAACGGGCAAAAGCAACTGGCATATGATCTATTCGCTGATGCTGATACAATTGACGTGAATCTATTTATAACTGGTTCAGCTGACAGTACGGTTGGTACATATATTATACAAACGATTGTTGAGAATAGAGGAGATGCTGTTGCTTTCGTGTCACCACCTTTTGCTTCAGTTGTCGACAATAAAGGACAAGAAGTAACAGATATCACAGCTTTCAGAAATGCTCTACCGTCTTCTTCTTATGCTGTTCTTGATTCTGGTTGGAAATATCAATACGATAAGTACAGTGACGTTTTCCGTTGGGTTCCTCTAAATGGAGACATTGCTGGTCTGTGTGCTAGAACTGATCAAACAAACGACCCATGGTTCTCGCCAGCTGGTTTCAATAGAGGAAATCTCAAGAACGTTGTTAAATTGGCATTCAATCCAAATAAGGCTAATAGAGACGATCTATTTAAGATTGGTGCTAATCCAGTTGTTACTTTCCCAGGACAAGGAACTGTGTTATTTGGAGACAAGACAATACTTTCAAAGCCATCCGCTTTTGATAGAATTAATGTCCGTAGATTATTCAATGTTCTGAAGAAATCTATTTCCCAATCTTCTAAGTATTCTCTGTTTGAACTTAACGACACATTTACAAGAGGTCAATTCGTTGCAACAGTTGAACCATTCTTAAGAGATGTTCAAGGCAGACGAGGAATTGTCGATTTCAAGGTGGTTTGTGACGAAACTAACAATACCCCACAAGTAATCGATTCTAATTCGTTCGTTGGCGATATCTATATTAAACCAGCAAGATCTATTTCGTTTATTCAATTAAATTTCGTGGCTGTCAGAACTGGTGTTGAATTTAGCGAGATTATTGGACAATTCTAACATGATGGGAGGATTTTCCTCCCATTTCTAACGAATAAATAAAAATAAAGGATTTAATAAAAATATGCCATTTGACATAAATAGATTCAAAGGAGCTTTCGGTTTAGAAGGTGCAAGACCAACTCTATTCGAAGCAACTATCTTCGGTCTGCCGTTTGCAAATAGAGAATTTACGTTTCACTGTAAGGCTGCGCAATTACCTGGTAAAACTTTAGGTATGATCGAAGTTCCTTATTTTGGTAGAAAGATTAAAGTACATGGCGATCTAACTTTCGCCGAATGGACTGTAACTGTACTTAATGAAGAAAACTTTAGTGTGAGAAATTCTTTCGAACTATGGATGAGTACCATCAATCAACACAATGCAAATACTAAAATAGACTCAGGATATAAAACACCACTTGCTAGTGTGACACAATTCGGCAAAGATGGTAATCCAGTTAAAGAATATACTTTCCAAGGAATGTGGTGTTCTGATATTGCTGCAATTGACGTCGATTGGGGGTCTAATGATCAGATTGAAGAATTCACAGCGACTCTACAATATGATTGGTGGGAGTCAGCTGGTACTACTGATTTCTAAATAAGGATAAATAATGGCACTATTTGATTTTTTTGGATTCTCTATTAAAAGAAAAGGTCCAGAACAGGAGAGAGAATTACTTTCTCCTGTTCCACCACAGTTAGATGATGACGCTACTATTGTAAATAATAGTGGTGGGTTCATTAACACATCATATGCGACTGATTTTTCTACTTCTGATAAGAAGATTCTGATAAACAAATATAGAGATCTTTCTTTAATGCCAGAAATCGAATCTGCCATAGATGAAATTATCAACGAAGCAATTATCACAGGGGATCCAGAATCTCCTGTGGGAATTATTTTAGATAAACTACCATTCGGCGATGATATCAAAGAAGTAATACAAGAAGAATTTGAAGCGATTTTAAGTCTATTAGATTTCAATGAAAATGCATACGAGATTTTCAAAAGATGGTATATAGACGGAAGGTTATTCTTTTCTGTTGTTATCGACACAAAGAATACAAAAGACGGAATACAAGAATTACGATACATTGACCCACGAGAAATAGAAAAGATCAGAGAAGTTAAAGAAGAATTTTCGAAACGTGGTGTTAAATTACAAAAAACAGTTCAAGAATATTATATTTACAAGAGTGATGTTAAATTACCAGCAGATTCGGTGGCATATTGTAATTCAGGATTAATTGATTATAGAAATAAGTCGACAATAATTTCTTATTTACATAAATCTATTAAACCATACAATCAATTGCGAATGTTAGAAGACGCCACTGTAATCTACAGATTAGCAAGAGCACCAGAAAGAAGAGTATTTAAAATCGGAACTGGTGGATTACCAAAAATTAAAGCTGAACAATATGTAAATGGGCTCATGAATAAGTTCAGGAATAAGATTGTATATGATCAATCTACCGGTGAACTAAGAGACGATTCAAGAACTTTATCTGTTCTAGAAGATTTTTGGATTCCAGTTGGTGAAGATGGAAAGTCTACAGATATCTCTACTCTTCCTGGTGGGACTAATCTGGGCGAAATGGCCGATGTGGAATATTTCAGAAAGAAGTTATATAATGCATTACACGTTCCAATAACCAGAATTACGGC